TCAAGTCCAGTCCCCGCAACCATTAATATGTACGCCCAAGTTTACGGTCACTGTTCCGTCTGCGTGGGCGTATATTTTTGTTACAAAATTGCGTATCAATGTGTTAGAATCAGTGGAATCAATGTTTTCTGCTGATTCTTTTAGCATTTCAACTAATTTATCACGGTTTAATGTGCGTGTTTTATTTTTTTCTTTGTACGTAATGACGTCCTCTAACTCACTTTTACGAATGCGTAGCTTATCAACTTCATCTTTTAGTTCGGGAATATTAACACCGCCTAAAATGGCATTTATACCGTTGGTTATTTTTGTTTCGATTTCAGATAATTCCTTTTTCTCTGCTGACACGTCCGGTGCGGCGGAATTAACCTGCTTGCAAATTTCATCAGCCAATGTTTCAAAATCTGCGGTTTTTAAATAGTGTTTTATTTGCATTACTACAAATGTTTCCAATCTATCAGCATTTATATTTTTTGTACAACAGGTGTGCGTGCGGTATTTGTTACCGCAAATATAGTACGGTGTACTGATTTTTTTTTGATTAGTTGACGTATGACCTACAAATGTAGCACCACATTTATCACATTGTATTAAACCGGACAACAAATAATTGTGTCTGCAGGACTTTGACGTTGCACGTCTTGAATTATCTTTCATTCTTTCTTCAACCTTTCTCCAAATGGTTTCATCTATAATTGGTGGGATTGCATTTTCAATGCGGACAATATCGGGATTAGGTCTACCGCCTGCCCATTTACCCATAATTTTGATTTTTCGTTTATTCCACGTATAAACACCTATGTATCGTTCATTTTTCAAAATAGAATATAACGAATTTTTTCCTAATGGGCGACCTGCCTTGCCAACTGCTCCGTCTAATTCTTTTAAAATTTCATTATATGAATGTCCGTCAGCATACATAGTAAAAATAGTTTGGACGATTTTAGCCTCTTTTGGGTTTATGATATAGTTACCGTCATTAATGTCATAGCCTAATGGCGGGTTTCCACCGCAAAAAATACCTTTTTTTGCCCGTTCATTTTTGCCGTCTATAGATTTTTTTCGTGTGTCCAAAACCATATGTTGACCTATTCCGGCGGTTATTAATTCTGTTAGATATGTATTCGGGTCTAAAATGTCACCTAAATGTTGATTGCACGATATAACCTGTATATCTATGCGTGCCATTTCTTGTCTAAATGAAAACCAATCAACGACGTTTCTACTGCCGCGTGAAATATCGTAGATGATTACCGCGTCAAAAAGATGTTGTTCAGCGGCGGCAAGCATTTGTTGGAATGCAGGTCGGTTTGTGTTTGTTCCGGTCATAGCCTCATCGGAATACACTTTCAGCAAATTTATATCGTGTTTTTCACAGTATTCTTGTATGGCCGTTGTTTGATAGGCTATACTGTTATCTGTTTGAAATTCTGTACTATATCGTGCATATCCGACTGCATTAATTTTTTTGTTCATAAAAATAACACCTCTTAACTTGATTTTTAATCGGTGTTATGGTACAATATATATGTTTTTAATTGGTGTACCATAACACTACACTATTTCCCCGACTGTTAGTAGCGGTCGGGGATTTTTTTTATTTTCAACCTATTTTTTGTGAATCGGAAGAATATAAATCTTTTTTATATTTGTCTTTGACAATATCTATGGTTTGTAATATATATTCTTGACCTTGTTCAGATAAATTCCTGTATGACTTTATCAAATATATTTCTTCATCTGATAGATTCGTAATATCTTCACGTTTATTTTCACGAAATTCTGCAAGAATATCTTTAACATTATATATATCACATAATTTCATAAGCATTTCAGCATCAGGCTGACCGTGATTGTGTTCCCAAGCATTAACCGTCTTACCACTTTTACCCAATAATTCCCCAACTTGCGAAGTTGTTAAACCGGATTTCTCACGCAATCTTTTTAAAGTCAATGCTATATATTCCCTTGAAATTTTAATCACCCTCTTTCAGTTCTTGTTGCAATTATACCACTATAAATATTTAAAGTCAATACAAAAATCTACAAAAAGTAGATAGAAATATAAAAAAAACACTTGACAACCTACAAAAAGTAGATTATAATACAATTACAATCTACAAAATGTAGACAAAGAAAAGAGGTGGTAAAAATGAAATCTACAAAAATGTATATTAATGAAAAATTAAATCAGTATGTGACGGCAAAAGGAATAAAGCAGATATACATATCACAGGCAACAGGAATTTCGGCAGATATAATTTCAAAAATCTTGCAAGGAAAAAGAAAAATAATGGCTGATGAATTTCTTGAAATATGTTCTGCGTTAAATATTAATCCGGACTATTTCAAGAAAACAGCTTAAGCGGCGGAAAGGAATGAGGAAAAATGCGAACAGCAACAATCGAACGTCAACTAAAAAATGGTGACAAAATAAAACTGTCTCTTATACTCGACAGTAACAGACAAATCAATGAGTTTGACGAGTTAGAGACAGTTTGTAAAAACATAAGAGATATGTACGACAATGCATTGAAAAATCTTTTTCAAGACGATTCAGAAAGCATTATAAAGTCGATAATCGGTATGGAAAATTAATCGTGTCCTTGCATTGCAGAAACAACTATACCACCAATCATTTGAATAAGAGGAGCTAAAGAAGATATGTGAGAAAGAACTTTGCTGAATTTACTTGCTTTGAGTGGTTTATTATTAACAATAGCATCATTTAGCAGAGTAATAATTTCTTTCATAGCCTCTTTGTCGTTCATAGTGCTTTGCTCTATAAGTTTAATCGCATAATCGGCAGTAATGCCTGTTGTGACATTAATGTTATTGCCATTACCAACATTAAAATTAGAAGAGTTATTAATTGTTACATTTTGTGGCTGTTGTTTTGCAAGTTCCATAGCCTTTGTTTCAAAATAAACTCGACCTTTGTGTAATAACTGAATGTCGCTTATACCAGTATCAGAGAGTAAAGCATCAATATAGCTGTTAGTATAAAGATTTTTAATAATGTCAATAAAAATGTCTGGATTTATAGTAGAGAAAGCAGCACATATAGTTTCTGATTCAAACCAAGTGCTAGGTTGTAATTTGTCAAGGTCTATTATGTATTTTAAGATTGCCTCTGATTGTGAATCTAAAATCATTATAATCACCCCCTTTCTACGAGTTGATTATAACATTAATTGACAAAATTCGCAACAGACAATCAGAAAACAGCCTAACGAGGCGGAAAGGAAGTAGGAGAATGGAAGAAGTTTTAACAACAGAAGACATCGCACGAGATATTTTGCGTACGTCATACAAACTACTAAAGAGATATGATGATTCTATTGAAAAAGATGACAAAGAAAAATACCTACAGTATGCACCACAGGTATTTAAAATGTGCGCTGACTTTCAAAATCAATTTTAGTCAGTTAGTGTCGGAAAGGAAGTAGGAGAATGGGCGAAGAAAATAAACAGCCATTTGCCGATATTGAAACAAATCAGCAAATGACTGTCGGAAAGATTAATCTTGCACCATATCCGGCAAAGAATTTTTGCGAATGGTTGCAAGAGCAAGCTAAAGTTCAGCGCAGTAGAAAGGATAGCTAAGATGAAAAAATTTTGGAAAGAATATCGCACAACCATTTTAGTATCAGCGGCAACTTCGGTATTAAGTACATTGTTATGTTTGTTGTTACAAATGACACGATAACAGGTATTAAAGCATTTTTTAACCAAAGTTCCTTTTTTGCAACTCGTTGTTTTATGTGATAATTCTGTAAGACATCTCTCCCAATATCAGTAATATGAAACATATTAAGACTTTTGCGAGGGGTTTCATAATCATTAGTTGGTCGGTCAAATTCTTCTTCTATATAATTAGAATTTGCGATAGGAAAGGGGACATCTCCATTTAATTTATAATCGACTTTAGACAATTTGGATAAGACATAATCTAAGGACGTAATGCTGTTATTTAAATGCTTTTCAATATCGTTTTTGTGGACTGATGTAAAACGATTAATATATTCTAATACTTTGTAATCGTTTTTAGTTAGTTCTTCGACAGGAACGCTCATAATATGATCACCTCGCTTTCTGTGGTGATTATAGCACAAAATGACAAAAAATACAAATGAGAACATAGTGAGGCGGAGAGGAGAGAAAACAATGGAAACCCGAATAGAAATAGATATTAATGCACATAGTCCGACAAATGACGAAATGTGCAAGATTATAACAGGTAAAAATATTTCGGATTTTGCACACGAATTACAGATAAATCCGAAATATGATTATCTGTTTGACAAAACAGCATAGTTAAAATAGGTTCGCAGGCAGATACGAACCGCCCGAATAGTACCCCCCTTAATACATTTTGAAATTTTAATGAAATCTGATAGGGCGGTTCCTATGTGCCTGCGAGTTGAAGAAAGGAACGATAAAAAATGAAAAACAGTGACCCATATATAGGTATATTTTATTTAATGGGTATGATGTTTGGAGTGTTCATTATAGCAATGGCATTAAGAAAGTAGGTGCGAAATGACAGTAACAGAGCGATTATTAGAGCAATTAAAAAAAGAAAAGTATAAGATAGAGGCAATATATAGAAAGCCACTACCAGTAAAAACATACATATGCGAAGAAGAAGTAAGAGGGCGGTCGGAAACAGATGCAGTATTGAGTTTTTTAATAAAAAATAATATAAATCCGGCTGACTACATTATAACTACGCAGAAAATATAGGAGGATAAATAATGTACGATAAATACATAGAACGAATAGAACAACTGAATGAACAGGGTCAGCATATGGCGTTGCAAATGCTTGACGATTTGCTCAGTAATAAAAAAAATAGAAAGGACATTGAAAGTCCACGACAAAGATTTATTAGAGAAACAGACCAAGTGCTTGCACTGATAAATCAACCCAACAGCGGAGCAGAGAGCAAGAAAGTGTTGCCGTTATTTAAGAAGAAAGTGTCGGCGATATGAGAAGAAAAACATATAACAGTCAATGTACTGTCTGCGGGCAGTGGTATTTGACAGACGTTGACCCTGTCAAAATAGTGGGGGCGGTAACCCCGACAGGCGGCTTTATCTGCCGCAAGTGCAGACAGGCAAAACAACCTGTAACACGAACACCACCGCCCAAGACAGTGCAGATGACATTTGATGAATTGGCACAAAAAAAATAGCGGTTATGCTGAACCGCCATTTTTTCAATAAATACTATATGGTATAAAGATACCCACATATCTATTATACCATATAGTCAAAAAATAATCAAGCAAAAAAGTTTAAAAAACCTTGATTTTTCAAGGTTTTATAACTTGTTTAAGTAATTAAATTTAGAACGAAAAAAAAGAGAAAAGATATATGGCATACATAGAGAAAACAATCGTCGCAGGAGAACACATTTTTAAAGAAAAAGGTTTTTCAGCGAGATACGGAAAAAAGAATATTCCAAGAGGTCCGAATTGGAATGAATGTACAGAAGTCCAAAGACGCAGAAATGAATTATTAAAGAAAAAAAGAATTGTATGGGCTATATGTGCAAATTTCAAAAAGACAGATTGGTGGATAACATTGACGTACAGGCGGTGTGAACGTCCCGATAGTATGTCAGTGGCAAAAAAACACCGTAGCCGATTTATTAGGCGGTTACGGGATAAGTTGAAGAAAAAGGATATACCGCTGACCTATACGGCAATGACCGAACGCGGTGTCAAGGGTGGGTTACATCATCATTTTATAATCAAAAATGTGTTTGACATAGGTATCATTATCAGCCTGTGGGAACACGGCAAGGTGCATATAGAAAATATATACACTGATTCAATGTATGATTTGGCAATGTATTTCGTCAAGGGTGACAGTGAAAAATCTGAAAAAGATTTCACAAGTAGCCGAAATATGAAAAAACCAAAAATCAGATACAGAATAATACAGGCCGAAAGGTGGACAAGCACACCGAGAGCAAAAAAACACTATGAAATAATACATAGGTTTGACGGGTTCCACGATTTCAGCGGATACCCGTACCAAGAGTACGTTATGGTTAGGCGGTGTTAAAGATGAATGACGGCTGTAAGGGGTGCAAGTATGAAGATACACCGTGCATAATTCGGATCTGCGGTAACGCACCCGGAGCAACGGCGGAAGATATAAAAACATTAGAAAAATGTACAATGTTAAACAAGATTGAACAGAGAAAGCGAGGACAAAGCAGTGGAAAAAATGACAGCGGAAGAATACAGAGCATTGATTGATGAAAACAGAAATGCAGACGGCGAACAAGTATTGAGAAATAAAAAGAGTTCTGCAAGAGGCAGAGCATTTGAAAGTCTGTTGATGCGTGGTTGTAATTACTACCGTCAAAAAGGTATTGCAATCATCAACAAGGTGAATGAGCCATATATAGTTACCAAGAAAACAAACGGCAACAAATTTATGGGGCGGTTCACAGGAAGAGCCGAGCCGGATTTCAAGGGAGTGCTAAAAGGCGGTAGAGCTATCGCATTTGAGGCAAAAAGTACTCAAAAAAGCCGCATTCAAAGAAATGCGGTTACAGATACACAAATGGAGTGGCTGCGTGAGCAAAAGAAAATGGGTGCCGTTGTGTTTGTGGCGGTCAATATCCAAGAAAAATTCTATACCGTTCCATTTGAGGCGTGGGACAATATGAAAAAATATTATGGCAAAAAGTTCTTGTTGCACGAAGATATAGACGAATTTGAGGTTATATATGACGGGTCCGTCCGATTTTTGGAATACGAGGACGGCACAAAGGTTGATATAGAGGGGGTATAAAATTATGACAAAAGAAAAAATATTACCGCTGACATTAATAGTTATACAACTGATGTCAGCAATCCCGTACACGATTACGGGGGATGGGCGAAAAGTAGTGTATTGGATTGCGGCGGCGGTTTTAAATATAGCCGTAACATTTTAGCGATAGGAGGCGGAAAAATGAAACTAAAGTACATTTTACAATTTTGCAAAAAGAATAAATATTTATCATTGGTGCAGTACGGCGACAAAAAATATTTGTCTGCCGGCGAAGTCACTGCATTAGTACAAGGAATTAGTCCGAAGTGGAGCATTGACGATTATTATACGGCAATGGGTGTTGATGAGGGTAGACGTGAAAACTATACGGCGTATGAAGATGTAGACTGTGAGGATATAAACGTTGATGAATTAGACCAATTGTCAGCGTTGCCGTTTACTATCGGCACAGGTGGGGATACATACAAATTATTCACACGAACCGACGGCAGAATTATGGTATTGAACACAAAATATATAACTGTATTCCGTGATGAATTTGCAGTTGAATATTATTCACGCGGTGCATTAGATTATATATTTGTTGTATCGCGTGGCATATGCGTAGGAATAATCACAGCCACATCACTGAATATGCAACAACTAACCGAATTTGCGGGAATAATTCGTGACGGATTCAAACGCAACTATGAAACAAATTTTATGGATAATGGCGGTCAAATTGAAATAACCGACTAAATCCCAATCGATTGAGAAGAAAGAGAGGAAAAACAATGATAAACACGGTCATAAAACAGATAGAGGGGCAACAGGCAGGAAAGGAAAATACTGCACCGTATTATGTTGGTGAACAGTTGAAAGACATCATCAGAAACAATCCACAGGCGGCGGAAAAAGCGGAGCAAGCAGCCAAAAAATCGAAACAAAAGGCGAAAAATGCGGAACAACAGTACAAAAAGCTACAAGATGATGTTTCGAGCGAAAAGGAAAAGGTTGACGCGGCAGAAAAAGAAAACGAGGAGTTAAAAAAGACCATTGAAAAACTGCAGAAAGAATCACTGTTAGGCAGTAATGAAAAAATGGTTAAACTGCAAATGTGTTTTGAACAGGCACAAAACAGTATTATAGCGGTTAAAACCGCACTTGCGGCGGTTGAGGGGTCGGAGAAATACGACAAATTGTTTGCGGCGGTAAAAGAAACATTAAAAGGAAAGGTGGAAGAAATATGACGGTGCAGGAATTACAAGAATTTGCGAACGAATTAATTGAAGTTGGCAAGGGCAGTTATACAGTGTTGGCGGATGAAGGTTATTCATATGTAACCAAAGACAGTATAGAAGTCGACGACAAGGAAAAAGAAATCACAATATACGGTAAAGAAATCACAATATATTGAAAGAGAGGAAAAAAGAAATAAAAAAAGATTGATAAAAGAGGAGGCCCAAAAATGCGAAAGACATATTGTTCAGTATGTGGAAAAATGATGAACGAAAAAATCGACGAAAACAGTGGTAAACCATTTAAAATACAAATGTGTTCTGTTTCCTGTATCAACGAGGCGTGGCATAATGTCACCGAGGCACTGAAAAAAGGTGTACGTCCCGAATGGGTGTACATCTGCAACGGTGAACAACCGCAACCACAGTCACGAAGTAACAATAAACGGTATATATACCATAATCGAATTGTGTTTTTACAAAACCAAGGGTTCACGATTAAAGAAATAAGCAAAGAATTAAATATAGCAGTAGCAACGGTATACGGTTCGCTAAAACAGTACGGAAATGAAATGATATAAAAAACGAGGGAGAAATAAGCAAATGAGAAAATATAAATCAAAATTTATGAAACCATACATACGAAAATTAAAGGCGGGTGATTTGAAACGCATAACGTCACAAATGACATTTCAAGCACTGTTCAATGAATGTATTATCGATTATGCACGTCGGTACAAAAAACAGGTTTATGTACTGACGTTTGCCGGAAGTCGTGATATTTTAGATGTCAGTATGAACAAAACAAAGTTAAGAAATTCTATTGTTGCGATTGATACATCAAACAGAGAATATAACATAATACGGAATTCGTGGAAACGGTCAATACAAAGAATGAAACAAAATGACAGAAGAAAAAACGGAGGAAATCAATGAAAAGATTAATCAATCCAAACCGCCGGCAGAAACTATTTCTTGCCGAACACGGTTTAAAATCGGAAAATTGGAAAATTGAAAAAGAAACACCGGAATATTTGTATATAGTCAGTAAAAACGGACAACACAGGCTGTTAAACAAAAACTAAAAATCGCAATCGATTACGGAACAGGGGGCATATCATTGACGCAAAAAGAATTACAGGAATACAGAAAAATAATGCGAAATGCAGAGAGTATTGAATATCAAATACAGAAATTGCAGTCGCAAATCAATAAAGTGACGGCAATAGTCAATGATATGCCACGCGGCGGAAAGTCAACCGATAAATCTGAATTGATTTGCAAATTGATTGATTTACAGGAACAATATAAAACAGAATATTCAACGGCGGCGGAAAAGTTGAAAACAATCGAAACTGCGATTGCGGAGCTGTCGGACCCACAGGAACAGGCGGTACTGCGATATAAATACATATTAGGACTGAAGGAAAATAAAATCTGTATAAAAATGAACTTTGAAAAAACTAAAATATACGAAATTCATAAATCAGCGTTAAAAAATTTGCAAAAAAATAAAAACGCGGAGTAAAACGGAGTATATTTCGTGTTATTATAGTAATGTGAAAAATTCACAATAGGGTTTTCTCCTTTTTTTCTTCTATCAATCGGGAACCGCCGTAGCGTGTAAACGGCGGTTTTTGATTGCGAGAAAATCCCAATCAATTACGAAAGGCGGACGGAACATTGAAAATTGTAAATAAAAATATTTCGGATATAAAACCATATGAAAACAATCCACGCATTAACGTTGACAGCGTGGATAAAGTGGCGAACAGTATCAAAGAATTTGGATACAGAGTGCCAATCATCATAGATAAAAACAATGTAATCGTCGCAGGACACACACGTTTGCTTGCGGCGGAAAAGTTGGGTATAACGGAAATACCGTGTATAGTCGCAGACGATTTAACAGAACAGCAAATCAACGCGTTCCGTTTGGTTGATAATAAAACAACTGAATTTTCAGACTGGGACTATGAAAAATTGAAAGAAGAACTGTATGCGTTAGATATGGATTTATCGGAATACGGTTTTGAAAAAATCAGCGAAGAATTTAAAGAGGTATTGGACAACACATCCAAAGAACTGTCGGCAGATGAATATAACGACGATAACTTTGAGTGCACCTGTCCACGTTGCGGGTTTAAATTTAACAGGTGATGAATATGTGGAAATGGAAACTACGTGATATAAACCGTGTACAGAAAAATGGATTGAATGTGTTCAGTTGTTTTTCCTGCGGCGGTGGGTCAACAATGGGATATAAATTAGCCGGATATACGGTGTTAGGCAACTGCGAAATTGACGAAAAAATAAATAAAATGTATGTTGCAAATCATCACCCAAAATACAACTATCGTATGGATATACGACAATTCAAAAAATATGCAAATATTCCTGATGAACTGTATCAGTTGGATATATTGGACGGTTCACCGCCTTGCAGTACATTCTCTATCGCAGGCGACAGAGAAAAGGCGTGGGGCAAAACAAAAGTGTTCCGAGAGGGTCAGTCGGCACAAACATTGGACGACCTGTTTTTTGAATTTATAGACGTGGCCGAAAGGTTGCAACCGAAAGTGATTGTTGCCGAAAACGTCAAGGGAATAGTACAGGGAAATGCAAAGGGATATGTAAACGAAATCATAAAACGATTATCGACAATCGGTTATGATACGCAGATATTTTTATTAAATGCTGCATTTATGGGAGTACCGCAACGCCGTGAGCGTGTGTTTTTCATATCACGGCGGAAAGATTTGCAGTTTGGAAAACTGACATTGAATTTCAATGACAAACCGATACTGTTCGGCGAAATCAGTGACGGTAACGGCAGACCGATAAATACATCAACATTACTGTATAAACGTTGGCAACACCGACGACCGAATGACCGAAGTATCGGAAACATAAACGAACGGCTGACGGGCAAAGACAGTAATTTCGGTACACAGATATGTCACGCACAACGCGTGGCAAGTACATTGGTGTCGGGCGGTGCGTATGTCTACTATGAAAAACCGTGTTATATATCCGATATGGATATGATACATATGCAGACGTTTCCCGAAGATTATAATTTTATGGGACAGTCGGTACAGTATGTATGCGGAATGTCTGTTCCACCGTTGATGATGAAACGAATTGCAGAACAAATTCATCTGCAATGGTTTAATAAATAAAAAAAGACGTGAGGTGCGGGAACACCTCACGCCATACATCAGAGCCATACCTCTGATGCAGATAGTTTATATATTCGCGAACATTAACTATCTGCATTATTATATTACAAAAAAAGAGGGTTTTCAAGTGTATAATGATGTAAATGAGCAAATAAAAAATGCCTTGTTGAAACGTGCAACAGGGTATGAAGTAGAGGAAAAAGAAATAATCATTGACAAAAATAAAAAAGACACAGGCAAAGTCAAGGTCATAAAGAAACATATTCCACCCGACTTAAATGCGATAAAAACTATAAACAGTCTTATACAACGTGGGGAATGGTAACAAACAAAGCGGCGGAAAGTTCCACCGCTTTTTTAGTGCAGAAAGGACCAACAATGAAAATATATTACGAAAAAAATACGAAAACAAATAAAAAAAGCCGCAAACAATCAAAAAAATACGGATTGACATACAAATTTTCAAAATGGCTATTCATATGCAAATGGCGATTTAATAATCGTAAATGGTGTGAGTGCCGGCACAAGCGCAGAGCGTTAGAACGTGCGTTGACAAAAAACAGATTTATTTAATTTTTTGTTAAGTTTTGTTAAGGTGTTTGCGTACGCACACGCGCGCGTTAATGGTAGGAATTAAAAAACAGCGAAAAATATATTAACAAAGCGAGGTGAGAAACTATGACGAAAAAAGAAAAAATGTTCGTTGACGCATATGTAAATGACGTCAAGAGAAATCAGACCGCGGCGGCTATTGCGGCAGGTTACAGTGAAAAAACAGCACCGCAGGCGGCAAGTCGGCTGATGAAAAAAGATGAAATCAAACAGGCTATTGATGAACGTCTGAAAGAACTGCACGAGCAAAACACAGCACAGGCAAACGAAGTTATAGAATTTCTCACGGCGGTACTGCGTGGCGAAAACGTTGACAATATCCCGATATTTGTCGGTGACGGTTTTCAAAAACTAACAGAGGGAAAACCACCTGCCAAAGATAGGCTACGTGCGGCGGAAATGTTGGGTAAATACTACGCATTGTTTACCGACAAGACACAGATTGAAAGTGACGGACCTGTCGTTATTATTGATGATATAGGGGGCGAAGAAGATGGCAGTTAGAATGTCCGAAAAAATAGCACCGTCATTTTATCCGGTGCATAAAAAACTACACGACAAACAGTACACACACTATTGGCTGAAAGGCGGCAGAGGTTCGACAAAATCAAGTTTTGTAAGTATCGAAATTATAAACGGTATAATGCAGGATAAAAACGCAAATGCCGTAGCAATCCGAAAAGTTGGTGTATATCTGAAAGACAGTGTATATGAACAGTTGGTGTGGGCGATAGAGCAGTTGGGTGTGTCGCATTTGTGGAAACAGAAATTAAGTCCGTTGGAATTGGTATATAAACCAACGGGACAAAAAATATTGTTTCGTGGTGCGGACAAGCCACAGAAATTGAAATCGACCAAAGTATCAAGAGGGTATTTAAAGTACATATGGTACGAAGAAACAGCGGAATTTAACGGTATTGAGGAAATCAGAAATATAAATCAATCGTTAATGCGTGGCGGTTCTGATTTTGTCGTATTTTATTCATACAATCCGCCCAAATCCCAACGTAACTGGGTTAATAAATACATATTGGAAATAGATAAAAAACACAACTATAAACATCATAGCAGTTATTTGGACGTTCCGCCGGATTGGTTAGGTGAACAATTTATCGAGGAGGCGGAAAGCCTAAAGGAACGTAATCTTGACGCATACAATCACGAATATTTAGGCGAAGTTACCGGAACAGGCGGTGAAGTATTTGCAAATGTGGATATAGTCAGCCTGTCTGATGAACATATCAGCACATTCGACCAAATCCGTGAGGGTATCGACTTCGGATATGCGGCGGATCCGTTTGTGTATGTAAAATGTCACTATGACAAAAAACGAAAAACGCTGTACATATTTGACGAAATTTACAAAGTAGGTATGTCAAATCAATCTGCGGCGGAAAGGATAAAAACGAAGAAGAACACGCAAAATCAAATAATAGCTGATAGCGCAGAACCGAAGAGTATTGCGGAAATGAAACGGTACGGACTGCGCATAACAGGCGCAAAAAAAGGGCCGGATAGCGTAAACTACGGTATCAAATTTTTGCAGTCGTTAGACAAAATCATTATTGATAATATCCGTTGTCCGAAAACGGCAGAGGAATTTTTAAACTATGAATTGGAACCGGACGGAAACGACGGATTTAAAGACGAATTTCCGGACAAAAACAACCATACCATAGACGCCGTGCGTTATGCGTTGGAAAACGATACGAAGAACAAAACCGCGAAGATACGCAGTAGAAAGGAATTATATTAATGCGATTAGACGAAGAATTAATCAAAGATGGTATAACGGTCAAACTGATAGCCGAATTAATCGAAAAACACGAACGTCGTAACGGCAGATATTCAAAATTGATGAACTATTACAGGGGAAATCACGCAATTTGTCACCGAGAACGAGAGGCGGACGGATTGGCGAATAATAAAATAATGGTGAACCACGCAAAATACATTACAGACATCAGCACCGCATATTTAATCGGTAATCCTGTTAGTTATACACCGTCTGACGGGTACAATATTGACGACATTATAAATGTCTATTTGGAACAGGATATACAGTCGATTGACAAAGAAATCGTGAAGAATGTCAGCATATACGGCAGAGGGTACGAGTTAGTATATTCGGACGGAAATTCACAGCCACGCAGTGTCAAAATAGACCCGCGACAGGCATTTGTCGTATATAACGACGATTGTACACATTTTCCGTTGTTCGGTGTTTATTATTATAAAACATACGACGTCAATCACGTTGTAACGGGTATTGTCTGCAATATATACACGGATAGCGAAATATGTACATATCAGTCAAAACAGGATAATTGGAACACGCTTGAATTGACATATCAAGCAATACATTTCTTTGGTGGCGTGCCTATGATAGAATACGTCAATAACGAGGAAAAACAGGGCGATTTTGAGCAACAAATACAGCTGATAGACGGATATAACAAATTGATGTCGGACCGTGTAAACGACAAAGAACAGTTCGTTGACGCTATGCTGTTATTGAAAGGAATCGAAATAGACAGCGAGCAAGCACGAGCATTAAAACGCGAAAAGATTTTACAAACCGATAACGACGAGTACGGCGACGCAAAGTATTTGTCAAAATCACTGTCAGAGGCGGACACAAAGGTACTGCGTGACGACCTAAAAGAAGATATATTCACTACATCAATGGTACCGGATTTGTCAGATGAAAAGTTCGGCAACAACCAAAGCGGTGTGGCGATTAAGTACAAGATTTTGGCGTTCGAGCAGAAAACAAAAGACAAAGAGGGTTACATTACAAAGGGACTGAAAGAACGTTTTAAACTGTATAATCATTTTTTAAACCTAAAAAACAATACGCCGATAGTTCCTGTACACAGGATTGATTTTGTGTTCACACACAATTTGCCTGTAAACAATTACGAAATGTCACAAATGATTACAAACCTAAAAGGTATGGTTAGCACCGAAACACTGATAGCACAGTTGGATTTTGTAACTGACCCACAGGAAGAGGCGGAATCGGCACGGCAGGAAACAGCAAACGAATTTCAACAGCAACTGAACAACAATAGCGATATGATGTCGGGGGGCGGTTGGTAATGCAGTTTAGCGTTGAGGGATTGGAAAATGTGCAGGCAATGATTGATGATAAAATCAATAATCTAACCGAAAAACTGGCAGAGGGTATCGCAGAAAGTTGTAAAGTTGTTGAGGCAGACGCAAGAGGTTTGTGTCCTGTTGATACGGGGGAATTACAGAAATCCATAACGTCGGAAGTGTCGGGAACAACCGGCACAGTCGGAACGAACAAAGAATACGCTATGTACGTTGAATTTGGCACATACAAAATGGCGGCACAACCGTATTTAGTTCCGGCACTGAAATCGAACGAACAAAACATTGTAGAAATCATCAAAGGAAAAATAGCGGGGTAGCGTATGAAAAGTGAGGAATACTGGAACGACGCCGCACTGCGCAGAGAAATAGCCGTACAGACAGGAACGAACTACACAGGTGAAGAAATCCTAAAACTATACGACGAGGCACTGTCGGATATAGATACGGAAATGCAGAAAATCAAAATCAATTTTCAAAAGCGTTTCGGCATTGACAACGAAACCGCAGAATATTTCTTGACGCAGGCACAACAGGAAGATAATTTAAAAACACTGATAAAATCGTTGGAATACGCACCCGACGAACAGGCGCGACAAGATATTTTAGCATATATTAGACGTGACGGACTATCTGTCAGAGCCTATGCCGCACGTAAAGAACGTTATGAGGCGGTCAAAGCTGTTATATATGCCCGAATAAAAAAAGTAGCCGTAAAGGAAATAGAGAAACTGTCAGAGCGACTGCAAGCGGTGTACAAAGAAAGCTATTACGGGGTTATAGATGATGCCGCAAAGCAGTTTGATGTTGGTATTAATTTTGCTATATTGAATGAAAATGCGATAAATGCGGCGGTAAGTACAAAATGGCACGGTAAACAGTTTTCACAACGTATATGGGATAATACTGACAGACTGGCAACAACGGCACAAAATTTGGTTGTAAAATCATTTATGTCGGGAGAGGCGTGGAGCAAGACGGCGGATAAGCTGGCTACAACGTTTCAAGTCGAAAAGTATAACGCAACAAGGTTAGTACATACAGAGGCATCACATATCCACGCAATGGCTGATTTAAAGGCATATGAGGACATAGGGGCAGAGCAATACAGATATTTAGCAACATTGGACTATAGAACGTGTGAACGGTGTCAACAGTGGGACAATATGGTGTTGCCACTGTCGGAGGCACGAGAGGGATATAACTATCCTGTATTGCACCCGCTATGTCGTTGTACAACAACTATTGCGGTAGATTTAAAAAATCGTCGAGCAAGGGACCCGCTGACGGGTAAAAATGATATTGTAGACGGTTCAGTCACATATCAAGAATGGTACAACAGCCTGTCAGACGAGCAGAAAACGGCTTTAAAGCTATCAAAACGTAAAGACAGTAACAAGACATCAGACAAACTGCAACACGCGAAATACGTCAAAGTATTAGGCACGAAAGAAGTACCGAGAAGTTTTGACAAATGGATTGATATACGTTATAATGATAGTGAGAAGTACAGTGAGTTAAAGAGCAAATATCGAAATGCGATAGTAAGTCAATCAAGATTGACTAATTTATTTTCACAATACAATAACGGACAAAAAGATTTAATAGTATTTAGGAATATAGAAAAAGAACTTAATAGGAGCAATGTAGGAAAAGAATGTATAGATTATTTGATAAATAATCCTTGCACTGTAAATCTATATTATAATATTGATGTTCGTAAAAGCCTTTTAGGTGAATATATTTCGGGATATGATGAGATTAATATATATGCGTCAAATACAAAGACAGTAAAGACGACGGCTGAAACAATTATACATGAGGCTACACACAGAAGATATAACATATATGGGGATAAGCATGCAGAGGCAGTATGTATAGCGCAAGAATATAAACATCATTACAATGTTGATAAATTAAGTTTTGCACAAAAAAGAGAGGTTATAAAAGAAGTAAACAGGAATTATCAAAGTTATAAATGGAGGGAGCGACATACATGAAAAAGCCAAGAAGTATAGAAATTATAGAACAAATAAAAAAGAATGGTTCTGTAACCTGTCCATTTTGTAAAAAAGGGACACTAAAACCAATAAACGAAAAGACAGTTGATAATAATTGTTATGAATGTGATAAATGTAATAATTACATCACATTAAATTAAAAAAGCGCGTTTTATAACGCGCTTTTTTGATACAATTTTTTATTGAAAAGCAAAAGACTATAATTCACAATTAATTGCGAAAAAGAAAGGAAGATTTTTATGAGAAAGATATTCGGTAAAATAATTATGACACAGCGTGAGTTAAACCGAGAGTTGGAAAATGCCCGTGTACAGGGTAGACGAGAGGCACAAAAAACATTAAGCAGAGAAAAGCAATGTATTATGACTAACTGCGGATTTTTTCCTGTTACAGATGAATTTTGGGAGGCAATAGGCACACCCGAAATTATTGGACACGGTTTTGATTGGGCGTATTTTGAGCCGGAGGGGAAAAGACAAAAATTTATGCCGTTTCACGGTTGGTTATTTGTAGATAAGACAAGTTTTGAAATCCGTCGCGAGGCGGAAAAAGCAAAGAAAATTTTAAGAGGCGAATATTTAAAAATATAATTAATTCATTGAAAGGCGGTGATAGTGTGAGAATAGGCACAACATACACATAGCAGAAAGGAGTAGTGGTCCGAATATCTCCCGTGCAGGGTTAAGCATTGTCCTGAACAAGACATTAAAAGGTTCTATTTTTATACCAAAATTTAAAAGAAAGGATTGATTTAATCAATGGAAGAACCAATTAAAGAGCCAAACAGTGAGCCAAACAGCGAGCCAAACGGTGAACCAAAGAGCGAGCCAAACAGCGAGCCAAACGGTGAACCAAAGAACGAGCCTAAAGGCGAACCGTCTGCGGAGCCTGCAAAGACATTTTCGCAAGAAGATATTGACGCGGCCACAAAGAAAGCTGTTGAAGAGGCACAAAAGAAATGGAAAGAAGACGCGGACGAGGCGGCAAGGTTGGCAAAGCTGAACAAGGACGAGAGAGCAAAGGAAGAAATGCGTATCGAACGTGAAAAGTTTGAAAAGGAAAAATCTGAATTTGCACAAAAGCAGTTAGTTGCCGAAACTGCTAATCAACTGTTAGAACGTGGATTGTCCAAGAATTTTGCCGAGTGTTTGTGCGGTAAGACTGCGGAAGAAACCAAAGCGAACATTGACGCATTTGAAAAGGATTTCAATGCGGCGGTAGAAAAGGCGGTAACAGAAAGAATGAAAGGCAATCCGCCGAAGTTCAACGAGCCGGACAACAAGGGAAATGACCCGTTTTTAGCGGGATTTATCAACTAAACAAAGAAAGGAAGTAAAAAATATGGCTATTAATTACGCAAGCAAATACGCAAAGGCGATTGACGAAAGATTTTCAAAAGAGTCAATGTCAAATGCCGTTGTAAACCAAAATTTTGATTTTGTCGGTGTTAAAACAGTAAATGTGTATTCTGTACCTACTGCGGCAATGAACGACTACACAAAAGAGGGTTCAAACCGTTACGGAACACCAAAGGAATTAGAGAACACCGTACAGGAACTGACAATGAACCAAGACAGAAGTTTTACGTTCACAATCGACAGAGGAAACTACAACGATACACAAATGATAAACAGTGCAGGTTCAGCCCTACAACGTCAAATCAGAGAGGTTATCGTACCGGAAATTGATACATACAGATTTGCAAAAATCTGCGCAAGTGCAGGACAAACAGCAACAGGAGCAATCACAAAAGAAAATGCGTACAGTGCATTTTTGGACGGTACAAGTTTTCTAATCGAAAAGAACGTACCGGAGGGAAAAGTAGCGATTGTATCAACTGAATTTTTCAAATTAATCAAGCAAGATGATTCATTCATCAAGCAGGGTGATATTGCACAGAACATTGCAATCAAAGGTCAAGTCGGTATGGTTGACGGTATTCCTATTGTTGTTGCACCGTCAACAAGATTGCCGGAGGGCGTTTTGTTTTTCATCACACACAAAATCGCAACAACATCACCGGTTAAGTTGTCAGAATACAAAATCCACGACAATCCTCCGGGTATTAACGGTTGGCTTGTTGAGGGTAGAGTTTACTACGACGCGTTCGTATTAGACAACAAAAAGAACGCTATTTACGTTCACAAAAAAGCAGAATAAAAAGAAAGGGGCGGTACATATGCGTTTGACAAACGGTACTGATACAGTCAATCTGACAAATCAAATTCAAATCCGTGCGTATCTGACGTCGGGGTATTATGTCGCAGACGGTGAACCGACAGCGGACGAACCGGAAGAAACTGCGGAAACGGTGGAAGAAACCAAGAAACCGACGCGCAGAAAGAAAGAGGACTGATACAATGGATAGTTTGAGTACAGCAAAAATGCTGTTAGGAATAAAAGACAACGAGCAAGACGACTTGTTGTCTTTTTTGATTGATGATATGGAAAATCTAATAAATTCATATTGTCACACAGCCGAAGTGCCGACAAAACTACAAAGTCTTGTGCCTCAAATGGCGGCGGAAATGTACCGCCGAAAAGGGTACGGACAAACAGCCGCACCGCAAGTCATAAAGTCTGTTACAGAGGATAAACGTAGCGTATCATTTGAAACGTCGTCCGCGTCAACCGACACCGACGAATTTTTGAAAGAATACGAATCACGTTTAAGACCGTACCGCTGTAAAAGGGGGTTTTTGCCAAGTGACATCAGCAAACGAAAACTATCGGAACACATTTAGCACGTCTAATAACAAAAATAGCGTGTTTAATAACATATTTAGCGTGTTTGATAACACAACGGCAAAAATCGCCGTAAAAGGAAATTATGACGATTACGAAAACACATACGACATCATAGAAAAAAGTACCGTCACAGGCGATTTACAACCGTACAGCGGGGATATGGCGTCAAAAGATTACGGACTGCAAATTGATTGTCAGTATGTGTTTTATTGTCCCCGTAATTCAGATATAATGGTCGGTGCGTATCTGATAACAGATACAAAAACCTATGAAGTCACATATGTAGCTGATTGGAATATGGGATTGCAAGTGATGTTAAAGGGGGTAAAGCTGAATGGTAGACGTAAATAAAATTATCCGCGATATTTTAGTATCTATGAATTTAGAGGACGTCACCGTTTGTTTTTATCACCCTGATGAAGAACAAGAACTGCCCGTTATCAGCTATTATGAAAATACGACAACGACAGGTTTTTGCTATGACAATGCGGAACAGGCACAAAACACAGCTGTATCAATAGACATATGGACGAACGGCGGCGGTGAATGCAGTCGAATAGCGATACAGGTTGATACAGCTATGCAGGCGGCAGGGTGGTATCGTGAATTGTCGCGAGATATGCCACCCGAAAACGGCGTAAGACACAAATCAATGAGATTTTCAAAACAAGTATATTTTTAGGAGGATTTAAAAAATGGCAAATGAAAATACAGTAGTTAAAAAACCGTCGACAACAATAGGTGTTGACAAATATACATTTTTCAAGGTTGACCAAGATACAGTGACAGAGCTAACCTACGGCACAGGCTATACGTTGCCGGGTACTGTTCAAATCACACCAACCGACAGCGGTAACAGTGATACGTTCGACGCTGATAATAACGCATACGAAGTCAGCACATATATTGAAAAACCGGGACACGACATCGAAAATGCAGATATTCCACCACAGGTAGACGCTATGTGGCGTGGTTTGAAAGTCGACGAAGTCGGCGGTATCGCAGTCAATAACAAGACAGAGGCACCGTATTTTGGTGTAGCGTGGAGAACAGAACACAACAACGGTTCGTACAGATATTTCAGAACCTACAAGGGTAAATACAGTTTTGCGTCTAACGTTGGCGGTAAAACAAAACCGTCAAGCGGAAGTGTAGACCACCAAACAGCCAAGGCGACATTTACAGCGGTCACACCGGATAACAATGACGATATGTATTATTACATTGATGATACAGATTTGACAGCAGAGGGCAAGGCTGAAATTGCTACAAAGTGGTTTGAGGATATGAAGTATAAGCCAACGGCAGAACAGTTAAAAAAGGAACAATCACAGACAGTATAATTACGACATAAAATCATTAAAAGAGGGGACACTAATTAGTTTTAGTGTCCCTAAATTTGTATTAAGAAAGGGAATATATTATGCAAAAAGTTTTATCGTTTACAGAGGGAAAGAAAAAGTACGTATCAAAGCCGTTCGATTTCGAGGCTATGTGTTTAATACAGGAAATTCACGTTACAAGGGAAACGGACAGTATCGGCAGACTATGTGGTGGAGCAGTAGACCACCTATTTGAGGGAACAGAGGCAACACAAGATGTGTTAGACAGAAATCCTGCCGAAAAAATGCAAATGTGTAAGCAAGCGTGGATATGGTATATTGAGAATATGACAAGAAAAAACGTCGAAAGTCCGCAAGAACCGGAAACAGTGACAGCGGACAAGAAAACAGAGAAAAACTAAGAGATATTTACGCTGTTATGTTTAAAGCACATCATTTAATGCCCGACGTGGTAGGCAGGCAAGACCCGACAGTGTTATTTGAAATGTTGGACGCATTGAGTGAAGAAAACAATAACAGCGGCGGAAATACAACGCAAAATAACAGAACAGTAGCCGACAGCCCGTATTTGCGGGCTGTTTTTGGTTAATTAGGAGGTGTTTTAATGGCAGATATAGGCGAAATTACAGTGCGAATAGCGGGTGACGCGTCGGATTTGGCGGCTACATTAGGCAGTGCCAAAAATCAACTTGCGGATTTTGCGAATATACAGGCGAGTAGCGGTACAGCCGGAACAAAAAGTTTAGAAAAATACAATAATCAGCTAAAGACGACTGAAAGCACTATAGCAAAAAGCCGTAAAACACTGCAAGAAACTAAAAAAGCATATGAAGATAACGTTAAATCTGTAGACAAGAATGTAAATGCGTTGAAAATGCAGAAGTCAAGCATTGAAAATATGATTTCTGCGAAAAAAAATGAGATAAACACATTAGAAAACGCAAATAAAATTGTCAACAAGGGTAGTACGGCCTATATGGACAATCAACGCGCTATACAGTGGACTACTACTGAATTGAACGCATTGGAAAAGCAACATAAAAAAGTAAGTTCGGCTATCCAAGAGCAACAGAATAATTTAACTAACAGTAAAAAGGCGTACGAGGACGCACAAACAGCAGTCAGCCAAGCTACAAAACAGTATGAAGAATACGAAAAGGGAGTAAAAGCTGCCGAAAAAGTCGCAAATGCCGAGAGGTGGCAACAGACCGGAAAGGGTTTAAAAGAAGTCGGCGAAAGTATTGATACAATCACAAAACCGATACAGTATGCCGCAACGGCGGCGTTGGGTTTAGGTGCTGCATCAGCAGTGGCGGCAGTCCAATTTGAGGACAATTTCGCGAATGTTAAGAAAACCGTTGACGGCACGCCTGAACAATTAGAGGACATTCGTCAAAAGATAATACAGATGTCCACGACAGGTGTCAACGGACATTCGGCCATTCCACAGACAACGGCAGAATTAAACGAACTTGCGGCGGCAGGCGGTCAGTTAGGTATTACAACCGATAATATCGTTGATTTTACCGAGGTAATGGCGCAAATGGGTACAGCCACAAACCTTGTCGGCGAAGAAGGTGCCGCAACACTGGCACGTTTTCAGAATGTTATGGGTGTCGGTCAAAACGAAATCCGTAATATCGGTAGTGCAATCGTCGATTTGGGTAACCACAGTGCGACAACAGAATCAGAGATTGCGGCAATGGCATTGCGTATGGGTAAATACGGTTCATCTGTACGAATGTCGGCGGCGGACGTGTTGGGCTATTCTGCCGCACTGTCCTCATTAGGCATTGAGGCACAAATGGGCGGTAGTGCGATAGGCAGAACATGGCTATCTATCGAAAAAGCGGTTGCAAACGGCGGTGAAGGTTTAAAGGCATTTGCAAAGTACAGCGGTAAAAGTGCGAAAGAGTTTAAAGAGCAGTGGAATACTGACAGCTCCGGTGCATTTAACGGACTGTTAAAAGGCTTGCAGTCTGCCGAAAATCTAACTGTTGCGTTAGATGATTTAGGCATAAACAATACACAGGATATACAGGCTATGATGGCATTAGTCAACGGTTATGATTTAGTAACCGAGAGTGTCAATCGTTCAAACACCGCATACCAAGAAAATACGGCACTACAAGAAGAATTTAACGCAAAGAATGAAACGACCGCATCAAAATTGGCTAACACAAAAAACAATATTGTTGAGGCGGCGAGAAGTATCGGCGAAACAATGTTACCGTCAATACAAGACGCAAGCACCACAGTAGCTGATTTTGCAAAAGGATTGTCGCAAATGGACGACGAACAAAAACGTGTTGTTGTTAATACGGGTGCGACAGTTATTGCGATAGGTGCTATTTCAAAAGTCAGTGCCGGAGCAATCAAAGGTGTTGGCGGAATTGTTGAGGCAGTCGGCAACATCAAAAAGGCATTTTCAGCAGGCGGAGCATTGGCGAAGTTTGCACCGACACTTGCGAGCATAGGTTCTGTTGCCGGACCTGCGGCGTTAGCTGTTGCGGGTATTGCTACGGCGGCGATAGGCGGAAAGGTTGCATATGACAAATGGTATCAATCGCAATACAGGTGGAGCGAGGGACTATCCAAGGGTAATGAAAAGGTCAAAGAAAGCCTTGAAAAATACAAATCGCTGAATGAAGTACAGGGGCAAATCAAATCGTTAAAAATGGTTATTGAAAGCCCTGAAAGCAGTCAAGAACAAGTTGACAATGCAAAAAGCAAGTTAGAAGAAATAAAGGAAATGCTATCGCAAGAATATAATCTTGTAATCAATTCCGATAATTCTAATTTGGACGACGCTGTTGAACAAGTAACAAAACTAACCAAGAATGAATTGCAATCTAACATAAATAATCAACGTGCCGAATTATCTGAATTAGTAAATAATAATGCTAATTATATACAAACACGACGCGAGGCACAAGAAAATTATAACCAAGAATTAGAATTGCAGACTAAATATTCAGAGGCAAAGTCTAAAGTCAGTGATATTACCGCAAAAATAGCGGACAATGAAATTACTGCGGCTGAGGGATACGAAAAAGCCAAAGAAATATATAAAAATACAATAGGTAGTGACTATGAAAATGCGATAACGGATGAATCCGCTAAAAATGCAGAAAGTGTGCTTGCCTCGATAACTGGTAGTTATAAGGTTGCGACAGGAATACTTGAAGATTATAAAAAACAACTTGATGATTTGGACGGTTCACATCAAGAACTACATGATACAGCAGAAGAACTGTCTAACATGGAGCTTGAATTGTTAAAAATGTCAGTGGCAAATAAGGATAATGAGAGTGTGGAAAAATCATTGTCCGATATGAAAGAATTTATTTCAGCGGGCAAACTGGATATGAACAGTTATGCTCAAGCCGCGGCATTGGCAATGAATGGAGTTGATAATTTAGAGTCTGCGTGGGAAAAAGCGGCAAATGGTGACGGAACAGAATTGAATAATATAATTAACGATTATGTTCATTCAATGCAAAAGTTTGGAGCATATTCAGGTGATATTGCAACAAATGCCGCTTTACTGCAAAACGGATTTAAGACTGTAAAAGAGGCTGCCGAAAACGGTAAACTTGATGTTATTACCGAACAGGCAAACGAATTAGCACACAGCATGGGGCTGATTCCGGAGAATAAGCGTATAGTCATAGATGCCGACGGGAACATTTCGGTAGTAAAGGAACTTCAACAGGCTGTAGATGATGTAAATACAAAAGGTGACGTAAAACTGCAAGTCGGTGCAGAGGGCGATATTTCTGTATTGGACACAGCTGATGAAAAATTAAAAGAACTTGTCAAAAATGACGAAGTTCAGATTAAATTTAATATCGATACAGGCGGTTTTGATATTAACGATTTGAATGGTAATAAGTTGGGTGAAATCACTGCAACGGGTAAAGTTATATGGACTAATGACAGCACAGAACCCGACAACTATACGGCACCACCCAAAGAGGGCAATGTTACATTTAAGAAGAATAGTGCAGAACCTGACGGCTATCAACCAGAAGACAAATTTGCGACAGTCCATTATACTGTTTCTGTTGAGGGTTCGTCTATAGAGGGACTAAGCGATAAAAATGTTCCGGCGGCCAAGTTTGGCAGTTCGGGAATGTTCGTAAAAAAAGCCAAAAAAGCCAAAGGTACACAAAATTTTGAGGGCGGTTTGGCAATGGTTAATGATGAAAAGGGTATATCTGACCCGCGAGAATTAATCGTTGATAAAGGACGTGCATTTATACCACAGGGCAAGGACGTAGTATTGCCGTTGTCAAAGGGTGCAAAGGTGTACACAGCGTCACAAACCAAGGCGATAATGTCGGGTATGGGTATACCGCATTACGCAACAGGAAAAGACAATTCGGACGCGTTTACATCAGCCAAGGACGATTGGACGCATTACACAAAAACGCACGCAGTAACGACCGCACAAGAATTAGAGAAG